TCAAAGACTTGCGCTTTGTTTTGGGGAGGAATTAAGAGAGTCATACTGTTCTTCGCACGTCAGCCCTGCCGCTATGGCTTCGTCAGCAGCTCTAGCCATTCGTCGCCCTTCCGCTTCCATCTGCTCGAGCACGATTCCGAGCCGCAATTTGTCTTTGTCTGGCTCTGCCTGGCCTCCATCGTCAACGGCGGGACAGCGGGCGGGGCGACGGGATAACTTGGCAACTTGTTCGCGCAGCCCGACAGCAGTGCTATCAGCATCAGCGGCATCAGCTTCAACAACATCAATCCTTTCTCTCGCTTCACGTCGTATCCCCTCTACAGCGGCAGCACGCCGCATCTCTTCTGATCGGGCCTGCTGTTCGGCTTCTGCCCGCGCCTCTGTGTATTCCGTTTCGCGCTTATCGTACTTTGCATCACCCAGCGCGCCCTGCCAGCTCCATCCAACACCAAACCCCAGCAGCACCAGAGTGGCAAGTCCGCCGATCTGCAGCCAGACCTTGTATTTAGCGATCATGACTCGCCCTCGAACAATGCGCGCTCTTCCTCGCGGCGCCGCACAAGCCCAGGCAGCACTTTGCCGCCGCCCTTGTTCCAGCGCTTGAACTGTCCGGCCGCGCCTTCGTAATCACCGTGATTGAGCAGGCGCAGCAGCGTAGATGACCGGAAGGCACCGACACCCACGTTGAACGCGAACGACACCAGCGCATCGTACTGACCCTGATCCAGCGGCACGGTCACGGCATTGACGGCTTTCTCGAATCGCTGCAGATCATTCAGCAGTAGCTTGTCCGCCTCGGCCTCGGTGATTCGCTGGCCGCGAACCACGTCGCCGGTATGGCCATAGCCAATCGTCCATACCTTCGCCGGGCACAGGTAGGCATCAAGCTGCAGGCTCTCGTGAGACTTGATCAGCTCCAGCCCTTTCGGGGATATCTGCATATAAACTCCAGGCACAAAAAAACCGCCTCGCGGGCGGTATGTGAAATGGGCAGCACTTTGTGACAGCGTGCTGTGACAGCGGCTCATTGCGACGGCAGTATCAGCTTGCTCGCAGGGATTCGAGCATATCAGGGAGCTAACTGCTCTTTAGTCCAGCCGGGTTTTGCAGTACCGGCACCCTCCCCAGCCACACACCAAGCGCACCCAGCGATGCAGGGCTGTAGCTACTGGCATTCGGCAGGCCAACGGCGGCGGCGCACCACTCGCTGCAAAACTGCGCGCCTTTTACCGGCCTATTGAGATTGAGCAACTGCGACGTGATGAGTGATGGCCAGCCGTAGCGGTGGTGATCAGTCTGCGCGAAGTAGTGCCGCACATCGTCAGCGCTCGCCCAGGGCAACTCGATCACATCCCACTTGTCCGGGTGCAGCTCAATGCGCTTACGGCGCACGCCTTTGTCCATGACTGAGCTGCTGTAGCACCAGCCATCCACGACTAGCTCGCAGTGCGAATAGATGGAGTTTGTCCACCACTGGATTGCCCGCGCAGACATGCGGCTGTCATTCTTGCGCAGCGCCAGGCGCACGCTCATAGCGTACCCGGCAGCGTGTAGTCGATGACGATGGCCTGTAGTTCTGCAGCTGTTTCGGCCTGCCGGATTGCATCATCCAGCGCTTGCCGGCGACCCACAAGGAACGCACTGGCTTGGGCAAACAGATGCACCTTGGACAGCGTGCGCGCCAGGTACTCGCCCCGCTCAATGCCCCGCGTCTGCGCCGCGATATCAATCCACGGAGTCAGCGCCTGCGGGTCTGCGCCCCATGCCAGGGCCTCGGCGCGCTGCCGCTCCCAGCTTGTTATCTCGCTGGGCGGGTAGTCGGCAGTCAGGGCTAGCATGGCTTGCTCGAAAGCTGCGTTGTTTTTAATGATTAATAGCTGGCCCTGCTCAGCATGGTCGCGACTCAACCGAGAGGCATCTAGGTTGAAGAAAATGGCGCATTCTGGAATGGGAAGCACGCAATCTGTGTAATAAAGTCCATCTACAAGGAGCTTCATACCATAAGGCCTCTTGCTGGCACCGGGGATACGTGACCCCCAGTGCTACCTATCCCCGGAAACACCACAGGCAGAGCTATCTGGCACCCATTCCCAGCAGTGGAGTATAAAAAAGGGAAGCCTCCGCTGTAGCCATTGGCTTCTGGCCCAAACAACCTTACATCAACCCAGCCTTGCGCTGGAGTTAGATCGTAATTGGAGCTCAGTATTTCTACTGAGTTTATAAAAAGCCTATACCCGCTCCTTCTGTCTATACCTAAATTGCCTCCGATTGCTCTAACTTTGCCTTGGAAAGTCGCAAAAGAGCCAGAACCAAAATATAAAAAGAATCCATTATTCGCTATTAAGTATTTAACTCCAGAAGCCGTGTTGATCAGGCTGCCGCTGTTAGTCGTCTTTATTAGCTCCGCGATGTTGAACTCAGAACCATACCGAGCTTCTCCGGACGCTCGCCCCATAGCGGCGAGCAAGTCCAGAACTGTCTGGGTCATTGATCCCTGAGTACCTCCAAAGTCCGTGTTGTTATGTATGAACTTACCCGCGCTTGCGATACTGGCTCCGCTTGGCGTAAAAAGCGGCGATCCAGAAAAAGCCCCGCAAAGCAGATTTAAACCGCCCGCACCACCGTCAAACCTCCCAGAATCAGAGAGCAGATTTCCAAAAGGAGCCGACTCGTAGTTCGCAGTAGCAAACGTCCCCAGCCCCAGCGCAGTCCGCCCCGCTGCGGCATCCGAGCTGGCGACAAGCCCCCTGCCCCATGCTGACGTGATGCTATTCCACCATCCCAGTATCGCCTGCCTTACCCTCAGCGAAGTCCACTTGCGCGCTGTAGTTGCCGTGCCTGTTTCGGCTTCCAGTTGGGATACTTCGGTTGCAGTCCATTCGCGGGCGTCAGTGAACCGGGCATCGGTCTTGTCGGCCTTGAGGTTCAGCGCTGTTTGTTGCGCGGTGCTAACCGGCTTGGCTGCGTCTGACGTGTTATCAACCGAACCCAGCCCGACATCCGCCTTGGTAATTGTGACAACGCCTTTCTTGCCGTTAACCGAAGCCACGGCGTCTGTGTTGTCTACCTTGCCCCAAGCCGCGCCGTCCGATACCAGCCAGTCGCCCACGTCAAACTCAAGGCCGAACTGAGTACCGGCAGCGTTGGCAATGTAATAATCGCCTTTTTTGGCTGGCGTTGCTGGCAGTGTCGGCGTGTTAGTGCCAGCGCTCCACAACCCTTCATAGCTCAGCTGGCCAAGCACCGCATCGCTGATTTGGCTCAGCGGAACCTTGCCGTCGTTGTCGAGTTCGGCCAGACCGTTGTCTGCGCCTTTTAACGAAGCATTCAGCTTGAGGCTAAGTGCAGCCACTGCCGCGTCACTCAGCGGTTTATCCGCATCGCTGGTGTTATCTACCTCTTCCAGGCTCAGGTCACCGGCCGTGATAACTACGGCGCCTGCTCTGCCCTGCACGCTCTGAACTGGGGCCGCCGCTGACGCTTCCGGCGCGGTGGTGTACTGAGGGTGCGGATCTGGTAGCGCTTCGTGTGCGGTTACCGCTGCACTGGCCGCACCGCTGGCGTCGTAACGTCCATCTGATTCAGATTTGGTATACCGATCAGCCAGCGCGTTATTCACCGCGAGCGCGAAAGCGTCATAGGTGTCTTTATCAACCTTCAGGCCCAACCGCTGCATCAGATCGAGCTGCTGCGTGATGTCACCCTGTATGGTGCCCCAAGGCCGATCAATCACGCCTGCGTCTATCTCGGTGCCGTCTTCCAGGGTGATGATTAAATGGCCGTCTTCGTCAATCGCGGCGCCAGTGATGGTTGGCCCCGCTGGTCCACGGTCGCCAGCGAGTACCGCAAAGCCCTGGCACACCTTACCGGCATTAGCGCCAGCCACCTCAACGGTGAAAGCGCCAGCATAGGCACGTATCACTTCACCACCGGGCATGGTCACGTCTAGCACATAGTCACGAGCGGCCCAACCGAGCGCAGCCGTTTCTGCTGCAGTAAGGTCAACATCCACCCAACCACCGGCGTTAACGGTAACGGGTAGCGTACCAGCGTCTGCGCCCTCTTCCAGCAGCTGCAGAACAGCGGTCGCGCCGGTCAGTTCAAGCGGCGCTTGGTAGATCAGCTGGCCACCTTTGGCGCTGGTGCCAGCGGCGTTGATAGTATTGATTTCCAGCGTGTTGGCATCGATCACGCTGGCCATGTGCGGGGTTGTGCGCAACGGGGCGCGGTTAAGCGCTTGCAGCTGCTGGGCCTGCTCTACCCACACCGGCCAGTCAGTCGGCAGTTCGTGCGCTACAGTGAGCCGCACCGGGGCCGTGGCTGCAATGGCGGTGATGGCTTTATAAATCAGGCTGGGCTGCATGATGCGCAGCACAGCACGGAAGGTGGCGCCTTTATCGACGCGCAGGTCTAGACGGGCCGGCTGCATTGGCGGCTATCTCCAGTAGGGTGTTGAGGGGTTAAATCAGGGAAGCGCTAAGGGCGTTTAAGTCTCAAAGCATGGGTTAGCTGGGTGTGAGGGTTACTGTGACCGGGCCGTCTGGCCAGAGCTGGCCCGACTCGACCGGCCCCGCAATAATGCCGAAACTGGGCTCTCCGGGCACTTGCTCTACGACGACGGAAACACCCTCAAAGCCAGGCGCATCCAGCGTGAACTGCAGGCCGCCAATATCACCACTAGCAGTGCCGGTGATCCCCAGTCCAGCGTCGCCCTCAAACGCTTCGACCGCAATCGCGTCGAAAGACACCGCTACACCGCCCAGCTCCGATGGAGCAGAAACCAAAGATCCCGCCGCGCCATCAATCCACCCACTGATTGTGTCAGAATAGGGAGGGACGCCGGACACAATCTCAAAAGTCAGGCGCCCAGAAAGAATGGCCTCCAGCTCGTCAACACGCGTACCAAGTTCATCAATGCGGCTAAAAAGCGTCTGAAGTATCCCTGCCGTGACCGTGCAATAGACAACACTTCCAGCCCCCCAGTCAGAATCGTCCGTACCCTCTTGAGCGCGCAGCAGCTGCGCAGCCCCCGCGACGACATTAGCGGTTACGATCTCCCACCGCGTAGCGCTGGTCTCGCTATCAGCCAGCGTTAACACGTATTGCCCGTCAGGCAGGTCAAGTGACGCGATCGTCTCGCCCGCCGCAAGGGTTATCGGCCTGAGCCAGTTATTCACAAATTGCATTTGGATTCCTCAAGTAAACCGAACGGGGTTTCGCTCAGCGATCAGCACTTCCCCGGTAACCGGCTGATATGCGCCGTACTTATTAGTAACCGGGTGAGTGCCCGCCGCGCCTTTTTTGCCACCAGGGGTCAGCACTCGAGATACACCAATCTCGTTTGAGCTGGCCCGGCATACAACACCAAAGGCCTTGTCGCACCATCGCATCAGCGTTGGAAATGAGTCCAGACCGCATTCGTACGCGGCTGCTGACGAATCGCTCGCGGCGGCTGGCAGACCATTTGGCGCACTGGCACTACCGAGCTGCTGCGTTGTTGGCCCTTCCTGACTATGCCCGGCCGGGTTATCCAGCTCTACGGTGTAAGTAACCGTTAATGCACCTGCCGCACTGGGTGGCGGGAAATAGCCATCTTTGGCTTGATAGTGCCAGTCGTATTGGACTGTGCGGGTGTGCGTGCATTGCTCGACCAGCGCATGGCCAGCCCAAGAAACCTCAATCTGATCAATATTGATCTCGACGACAGTGCGGGTCGCTTCCCCATCTGCACTGCCTTCGTAAGTGGTGGCACCCTCGCTGTCGATCACCATAACCAGACTGTTGTCCACTATCTGCTCGCTGTAGCTGCTGGATCTTTCGCGCGTAGCCACGCGATTTATCACCACCGGCGCAGGCTCACCCTGATCGTCAAACCAGTATCCAACCACTTTCCCAAGAAGCCTCCGCGTCTCAACGCCAATTTCTTCGGTCGTGGAAAATGACCTTGATACAATCGGCAAAGGGGTGCTTGAAGGCTCCGGGTAAGGGCCGGGAGGCGAATCAATCCTGAAGCCCTGCAGGTCGTTGGGCGAATAAACGTTGACCGTGACTGAGCCTGTCGGCATCGGCGTATAATTAACACTACCCAAGCATGCAGTGCGTGTTGCGAGCTCTGTTGCTTGCAGATCAAAATCAAGGCCGCCTGCAAACGGGCTGCCGGCGACCTCAAGCAGCCAGAAGCCGAGGGCTGTGACATCATTCACCGTCATCGAGTCTGAGCGCTCGCGGAGGCTACGGTTAAGTGCGTTGTATACCCCGATGATTATTTTGCTGCCGTCTGCTACCGCATCAACGATGCAGTAGCGTAGCCCTGAGTTCTGCCAGCCAACGCGGCTGAACTCGGCGGTTTGCTCGGCGCTCAACCGAACCGTTTTATCAAAGCCAGGCCATGGTTTGAGTACGAATCCTGATGGGTCCGCGCTCACTGTCAGATCATACGTCTCGCAGTCGAACGCATTGATTGAGTCGATACGCCGGACCGAGAGATTTAACTTCCACGGCCAGCCCATGGTCGCGTCCCAATAGAACCAAGCCAGGTTACCCAGGCGCTTGCCGTGCACCTCCGACTGGAACCCTCCAGACACAAGCGCGTAATTACGCCAATCCATGCCATCTGCAGCTTGCTCGTCAGACGTTTCAGTGCTTTGCGCAGCTCCCGGCAGGCGCTGCATAAATACGGTTCCGTGGTGCGCAATGTTGGATGTGTAGATATCGGAGCTCTGCGGCCACGGCATTTCTGCCCCGCTGGGCAGCATCATCGTTTGCTGAGAAGATAGATATTGATCCCCACTGATGCCCGGTGGCGGCGTAACAAACTCGCGGCGGATCACGCCGTGCCACGGGCAGCCCCACAGCGGTTTATTCGTCTCTGTGCTCATGGTGTTGGTTCCGAGGTTCCTGCAAGGTAAATCGTTACAGGCGCCCCGTTGTCGTCCTCTAGCTGCAACCTGCTCAGCAGCGGGTAAACAAAGAGCCCATCAGTACTGGGGATACCACTGGTGTGGTAAAGACGGTTGCTGTAGCTCACCTCTTCAAGGGGGCTGGCAATGCCGCCTGTGGTTTCGCCGGTACCGGGCTGATACTGGCGCTCAAAGTAACCGCGCTTTGCGGCTATACCGCCGCGCTTACGCTCTCTTTTCAGTGCTGGACTTGGCCTTTCACGCGGCATAGATTCGGCCAGGTTTTGCATGAGCGTTTCGCTAATGCGCTGATCTTTTGCTGAGCCCATGTCATATCTCCAGCGTGTCTGCCGGCGGTGCGATTCGATAGGTGACCGCTGATTCAGCAGTCACCTCATCACGCCACTGGGCGATAATTTCAGGTGTGGGTACCGCAAAGCGGCGTGGGTAGCGTTCCATCGTGTCGCCGGCGGCATCGGGTACGCTGTAATTGCCAGAGAAGCCTTCAAGCTCTTCGTCGTACTCCGGCGCCGTGCTGCGCCACCCAATCTGGGTAGGCAGCGTTGGAGAGATTGAGGGGCCTGGGTCATCAACAAAAATCGGTTGCGGCGGCACGACAAGCGCGTCTGATGGGGCGGTAACCGTGCCCTCACTCACCGCAATGCCAATCGTGAGTTCTGCGGCTCCGCTCTCAACATCAACCTGCTCACTGAGCGAGGTCACTACACCGGTCGCGGTTATACGATCGTACAGCCGCAAGCGCTGGCCAAAATCTACTCCAAGGGCATGAGCAAGCGGCACCTGCCATGTTACGAGGTTGGCGCGCTGCGACTTGAGAATCGCAACACGACCCACCGCCATGATGGTATCCAAGGCAAGCTGCAAGCGATCGCTATCGCGCAACGGCAGTTCGGAAAAGTCGGTGGCTACTGCGTTTTCTGGGTCGCCGCTCTGCTCCCACAAGCTGTCGCCGTCTGTATCGGTATCAAGCACTACGCGCTGGCGTTCAATTACTTCGCCCACCGCAGCCACACCGCTAGGCACCTCTAAGCGAATGCGGTATTGCTCCACTCCCCGCTGCGCCCAGCGCTTGCTTGCAGTCCAATCTGCGCCAAGTAATAGGTCCGTGTTTTCGTTGTACCAGGGCGCAGCTATGTTGGGTAGCGAGCCTGGTAGCCGGAAAAACTGCTCGTTACGAATAAACCAGCCAGCGCTGCGCGTGGCCTCACGGATCATCTCTACGTCTGGCAACTCGGTTGAGTCTGCACGCCAGGCCGCAAAGCCATCAAACGAGGTGTTACCACCGGTGCCTGGGTGCAGCCACGAGTAAGACTGGTTGCGCTGACGGTAACGGCTGTAACGGTAGTCCAGCTCTATTTCAAACACGTTGACGGTATCGCTGAGCTTACCCAGCGCCACGTCTGCCGACTCGTAAATGGCTGAGCCCTGGGCAAACTCAAAGGCCACGCCTGCCGGGCTCCAGCTCGTGATTCTCGGCACCCCATCGCGGCCAACACTCAGACTGGCATCTCTGGTACTCAAGCGCTCAAGCGTGTAATCCCAGCGTGAGCGGCCTTCGCGCTCTTCAAATACATCAGCAGACCAACGCCCTGCCACAAATGCATCAATTTCTGCATGCTCTTTTGCTTCAAAGGCATCCTCGAGCCGAGTGGTCGCCTGGCAGCTAAGCAGCCGCGTGAGCACATCAAACTCAGGCTCAACCAGCTCACCGGTAAACCGGCGGTCTACAACGTCCGGATCGCCATGCACAACAAAATCAATGGTGACACTGCGCCCAGCAAAGCTGCGCAGATCCACGGGCTCGGGCCCTAACTGCCAGGTAAAAGCGGCAACCAGGTCGCCATCTTCAGAACCGCTCACGCTATAGCCCTGGCAGGCAGCGGACACATCCTCACCGCCCACCTTTATCACCAGCGACCACACAAAGCTGTCGCCGGGCTCAATTACGACCGTTTCCGGTAGCGCACCACCAGAGAGCCCATTCAGCGGCACGCTGTTGAGCGGATAAGCATTGAGCATGGTTTAACTCTCGCGGGCGTTGATTTGCCAGGAAACACCGCCACCGGCGTTGGCGTCTTCTGGCGGTTTGCATAACACGGTAAACATCGGGTACCAGCCAAGACTGTATTGGCTGGCACCGGACACGGGCGTGATGGTGGCCTCGCGGCCATCCATGGCAACCGGGGTCTGTACCCACGAGCGCCCAACCAGAGCATGGCAAAACACCGGCACATCGGGCCTTACATCAGTGGTAATACTCACCACTGTGCTGGTGGTGGCCACCCGCTTTGGCTTGGGGCACAGCAATACATGCTTGGCATCCCAGTCCAGCGCGTCCAACCCCGTAGCCATCCAGCCAGAGCCGGTGATGGTAATCAGGTGTTTCTTAAAGTGCCGGGCGCGCACCTGCTCACCCTCAGACAGGGTGTAGTCCGTATAGCCGCCCGCATCACCAAAGGTCACATCGGGCACGCCCGCGTGCAGCGGCACCACAATCCCGCCCAACACAAAGGGTGCAGACATTAGCGGTTTCTCCCTTTGAGTTTCATGGTGCCCACTGCCTTGCCAAACTGCTCGAGCACTGACGGCTGACCGCTAAGCTCGTAGGTTTGGCCGTTGGGCATGGTCAGGTTTAGCGGTTGCAGGCCGTTGCCCTGGCCGCTGACGCTGGGCGCCAGTTGGGGTATGGCGGGCAGGTTGCGCGGGGATGTTACCAGCCCGCCATCGGCATAGCCGTTGCGCAGCAAAGACATACCGCGATTGCGGAATGCCTCCATAAAGGCCAGCGCGCCAGGCTCTTGCATGCGGTGTTTTGGTTGTACGTATTCATCAGCGTGCACCACACCAGCTACCTGGTACTTGCTGCCCCGCCCCGTCCAGCCGCCACCGGCAAAGCCACCCAAGCTTTCGCCACCTCTAAAACGGTCGGAAATGTCGGTGACATCCACTGTACCGTCGGAATAGACGGTACGAATGGGGATCACCAACTCAGTGCCGTTCACGCTTCTAGCGAACTCAGCCAGCTGGTTTTTGGCAGCCTGAAGGCTTGCATCGTCCAGCTTTACGCTTACATCCAGATCCTTGAGTGCTTCGGCCTGTTCTTTTACAGCAACAATGGCGGCGTTGATGCGCTCAAGCTCGTCAACCGCCTTGTTTTCCTGCAGCTTGTTGGCCGCTAAGTCGAGCCCTTCCAGCTCTTTGATAAAACCCTCGAAGCCGTAGGTATTTTCACCGGCCTGGTCCAACTCCTGCAGTATCTTCAGCGCTTCACGTGCTTGCCGCTGAGCGCCTTCAACGTCGCCCTGTTGCAGCGCGTTACGGGCGCCAACTTTCAGTGTTTGCGCCGCGCCGTAGCTTGGCCCATCACCGCCGCCCAAGCCTTCCAGCGCCTCTTTATAGCGGTTTTGAATATCCAGCCGCTCTTTGCGAATGGTCTCCAGCTCACTGTTAGCCTTTTTCTCTTCAGCCAAGAGTTTTTTCAGTGATTCTTTGGATGCCTTGAGCTCTTCAGCCTGAGATTGCTTTAGGGCTTCTACGTATTTTTGGCGGGCCTCCAGCGCTCGAGCCTGCGCCTGTTCTGCCGCTTGGTTGGCCTCATCACCAAGTTGTGACGCCGCCTGGTTCATGCCCGTTAGCTCAGCGATCAAAGTCTCACGGCGCTCCTGCAGCAGCTCCTTTTCTTTCTGAAGCTCTTCCTTGGTGTAGATAAAGCTATCTAGGGTGCGATTTAAACCCGTTCCAGAAAGGCCTCGGTCGATATCTTTCAAGCGCTGCTCAATACCATCAAGCTCGGTAGTAGCACCTGATGCTGCAGCGGCGATATACCCCAGCCGGGTGCCAAACTCGCCAAATTCCGACACTGCATAAGCACCGGCGGTTGCGAGCGTAACGATCCCCCCTGCCACCGTTAGAATGCCCTGCATAACACTAGGGTCGCTTATTGTGGCGTTGAGGTCATCAATGGCACTGATCAGCGGTGTAGTATCTGCCGTACCAATCGCTTTATTCCAGGCATCTGTAAGGCGAATCAACGCGCCACCAACGGTCCCAGGGAGAGACTCAGACTCAGCCCTCAGCACTTCCAGTTGTGGCATCAAGGCACGCGATATAACGTCTGCGGTAAGCTTTCCCTCTTTGGCCATGTCTCTCAGCGCCGAAACTGGAACACCGATTCCATCAGCCAGTGCTTGCATTAGGCGTGGTGCCTGTTCGGCCACGCTGTTGAACTCATCCCCCCTCAGTGCGCCCGCACCCAGTGCTTGCGAAAACTGAATGACCCCCGCCTCTGCCTCGGTTGCGCTGGCACCAGATACGCGGAAAGACAATGCCACAGCTTCAGTAATGGCCAGTATTTCGCGTTGATCTTTGCCTGCCTCTTTCAGAGGCCTTGATATGCGGGTGTACAGTGTAATCAATGACTCAAGTGGCGATTCTGACGCGACGGCAATTTGCTCAAGGCGTTGCTGAACCTCATTGAACTCTGCTTGAGATTCAGTGACCAGGGCCAAACGCGCATTCATTTGGCTGTAGGCATCCGTAATATCAGAGACACCTTTAATAGAACGGTATAATGCGTAAGCCCCACCGATTGGGCCGGCAATGCCAAGAGATGAAAGATCCAGTCCTCCACTTTCGCCCTGCCCATCCTGCTCTGCAGCTAGATCCCGAAGAGCCCGCTGAGTCTCACGAACACGCTGAGTCATTGCCTGTTGAGCTATAGCGAGCTCACGGGTGGTCAACATCCCCGCGTTTTTTAACAGCTCGTACTGAGTGCGCGTTGTTTTCAACTCAGTTTTCAGTGCTCGGTAACGTGTTACCCCTAAATCATTACGCGCAGATTCTAGAGCAGATTTGCGGGCTGCCAGTGTCGTTTGCTGGTATTCAGAGCGCACTCGGCGTTGCTCTTGGATGATTTTCTGGGCGGCTTGCTCCGCGGTTATTCCAGTGCTACGCGTTGCCTCCCGAAGAACGCGCAACTGGGAGAGTGATAAACTAACTGCTTTGCGATAGTTGGACTCTGCCTCGGCACGCTGGGTAGCGGAAAGATTCCCATCTTTAGTGACAAGCTGATACTGACGCCGCAGCTCGACCAGCTCACGCTGCGCGTTCTCAATCTCACCCACGCCCAGCGCGCTGCGCGCATCACGCAATGAAGTATCGGCTCTACCCGCCGACAGTGCAGATTTCAAGGCAGCCGCAAGCCTATTTTGCTCTGCCGCCAGATTACGGGTATCTACCCCTGCTGCTTTCAATTCAACGCGGCGCCGCGCGATCTGATTTGTAAGCACACCTTCAGTTCGCTCAAGCTTGCCCAGCTCGGAAGCTGCAGCTCGGTATTCGTTTTGCAGCTGCTTAGACGGATTCGCAGTGCGAGCTAGCTCTCCACCCAGCTCGCGCACTCGTTCTCGCATTGTTTTGAGTTCACGCTGGGTGCCTTGCAGCGTTTCTTGCAAATCACGGAAGCTATTCACCTGGCGCAGCGGCCTTTCTACCGCTCGGGCCATCTGCTGGTATTCCTTGCTGAAGCGCGCTACATCCTTGGTGGCTTCATCAATATTAGCGGTAAGCTTCAGCTCGACTTCATTCATCACTTGTTGCCTTTGAGGGATCGCAGGAAGAGAGACCAGGGGTAATCAAGCACCCGGTGGTGACCGAGCACCGTCAGGCTGCAAATAACACTATCAAGCTGGCTCAGGCTGTTTTGCGCGGCGTGTTCAGCCTGTCCAGCATCGCGAAAAAATGCGGGTTTGCTTCCTTGCAGCCAGCTACCACGTCTGCCAGCACGCTTGGGTGCATCGCATCGACCTCTTCAGGGCTGAGGTTTGTAAACACCTCTACATCTTCCAGCATCATGTCGCCCATTAGTCCAACATTGGCCAAGTCTTGCTTGCAGTCCTTGGCGATCAATGCCCGCACCTGGCCTACTGTAAGCTCGCGGCAAATCACTTCACGCTCGCCAATCTTCTTCACTACGGTTTTCCCGATGTCGGCCATACTTTTCTCCAGGCAATAAAAAACCCGCCGTAGCGGGTTTTGTGAAACTTCAAAAATCAGTTTTTCGCGAATCGTGTAATCTTTCCTATCGCGCGGGGCGAACCCTCTGCAGACAGTTTTTTGCCATCGCGAAACTCAATATCCACTATATTGGTTGTGTTCGAATAAAAAGACCCAGCTATAGATATAACAAAGCCTAAGACGGCGCCAAGCGGCCCAAGCAGGAGGCTGCCAAGCACGGTGAACAGCAAAGCACCAGTAATAAAGCCCAGAACACCAAACTTTCTGCTCTTTTCAATCCTGGCGTTTACCGAGACTATCTCGTCTGCACGATAGTCCTGTTTGGTTGAGCCTTCTACTGCAAAAATGTCGCCTGCCACGAAAGCGTGGCCTTTCAGCCCAAACGAACCGCCAATGATTTTCATGGATTCCTCCCTGATGGTCTTATGAAAAAATTTACCACATCAAGGACTATCCGCCCCATTGACCTTGCACTGTATTTACGCACCCATTTCTAACGTAGAAATAAGATGATCCACCCCTCGCCCAGTGGTAAGCATGCTGGTCTCCGTTAATGCGCGTAGGAGATCCCCAAGCACGCAAGGCGTCCGCCCTCTTCATGCCGCTAACCACATTATGCCTAATGATAAGCGTGCGCAGCTCGCTACTATTGAAAGTGCGACATGGCGCACTAGCCATTTGAGCTGCCGTCGAACTGCGGCGCAGCTGAATGCTCTGTCTTTCACGATCTATATCGCGCCGCTGCTGGAACTCAAGGTGCTCGGTTGAAGGAGATAAATTAACTCCGCTCTTTTCGTGAGTCACCTCCATCTGCTCGCTCTCAACGTCACCCGGGCAGGGCTGATCAGAGAACTGCGTCTGCCCATTCGGCAGCTCGCATTTGAATACGGTAGCAGCCAGCGCGTTGTTGGCTGCTAATGCCATCACAATGGCAATCAGGTAGCGCATCAGAGTCCCTCCCTATGATTGATAGGGAGGAATCTAGCACAGCGCCCCTCCTTGGGCTAAGCCAGCCTAAGCAGCAACCGGCACGTTCTTCTGCTTATTGATCTTCATGTAAGCGCTACGACCAACGCCGCGGCCTGAATCAGCCAACACCTCAGCCGTTACAGTCTGCCCCATGAAGTCTTCCACACTGATGAAGTCCATGCTTTCAGCCAGGCCAAAGCGGACGCGCCAGTAGAAGGCGTTGATCTTGCCTTTGGTGCCGACTGCGTTGGCGCCTTCAAACATGATCTCCCATTCCTGGCCAGAATCGGTGATGGCTTCGATTTCGTCATAATCGGCGCAGGTGTAATCCACCTCTACGCTAAAGCTCTCGCCTTCTGTCACGCCAGCAATCGCCGTAGCGAGGTCACCACCGTCGAGCACTTCAAAGCCTGCCCCGGTCAGCATCCAGTCGACGTCTTCTACATATTCGATAGCGCCGGTTTCTGCGTCCACCACCGATTCAATCGTGAGCGGCATTTTGTCCAGCTTACAGGTGCCGCCCACTTCGGCGATGTGCGTCTCACCGGTAACGGAGGTACTCGGCACATCGTAGACGGTACCGTAAATCTGTAGCGCCAAGTTACGACTGAAGATCTCGCGCATGTTGAGCTGAATGCCCATCTGCGTGATTTTCTCCAGCTTGTCGTAAGTGCCACCCAATGGCTGAGTGGTATCTTCCAGGCGCAGCTCATTGGTCTCGTGCGTTTGCTGCACAGTGGAGCAAAGGCCGATTGGAGTGAACGGAAGGCCGCTACCAGCCTTGCGAATTTTGGTCATGCCGCCAATAACGGCTGTTTCTTTTACCCATGGCATGGCTTAGCCCTCCTGCACTGCCGGGGCTACTGCCTCGGCTGGGTTTGCGGTTTTGCTGTCTTGCCCGACCAGCTTGTGTTTGATGAATGCAGCCTGCCGCGCGGTGAGCGAGACAGTGTCGCCTGCGGCGCAATCCTTGCCGCCATGGGTGTGCGCGGCGCTGAGCTTGTAATCCTTACGCTCAACAGCCTTTGCTGGGGTTTTGCTCATGGGGGTTACCTCGATAAACGGGTTTCAATAAGGGTGTGAAGATAAACGGGCAGCACCACGGTGCCGGCAGCTAGGCCCTCGCCAGGGGGTACTTGTTCGCTTGCGCCGAGAGACAATTGAGGGATTCCTGCCGGCGTCCAGCCCAGCGGCACGCCTTCGGTTGGCATCAGGCACTCGATAAGGTCCAGCTCCAGATCATCGAGCACGTCTTCGTAGTCATCCAGACCTGCACTGACGGCTGCCACCACTCTAAAGCCGGTGTGCTTTCGCATACCTTGCGCACGGCATAGCGGGTCCTTATCTCTGGCTTTCTGTAAAACAATGAGAGGGAAGCTACTGGTGCTTTCCTTGATGACTTCGTTGAACCACCCGCTGCGCACATTCAGACCAGCGTTAGTGCGGTAGCCGTTTGACTGGGTGATTTCGCCGAGCCTTCCTATCAGCGCTTTACGGCCAAGGGTCAGAATATTCATCGGCGTTGCTCCATACAGGCCACCGTTACGAAAAGGCCGTCATCCGCAATCTCTTCTTCAACCGTAAACCGCCGATTGTCGAAGATGAATACGCCGCCGCGCACTACCGCGCAAAGCTCAGGCTTGCGATAGGTGATGCCGGTTTGCTCGGTGAGGAACACGCCTTCAGGGCCGGTGCGGGCAATGTTGAAGTCAACCATCACCTCGGGCACATCGTGCATGCCCGAAGCGTCCTGGTAGCAAGCAGGGCCGTCATTGAGCGCCCGCATGCTCACTCGGTTCATGCGGTCGCGCATGCTGGCCCAGCTCATCAGGCAGTGACCGCCAGACCCAGCGTGCCGTTCAGCCGCACGCGGCCGGTGGCAGAGGGGTTGGCGGCAGCCGCCATTGCTACGCCGACCAGATAGTTACCGGTGCCCGGTACATTGGTCAGCAGGCTTGAAGCTGCAATCGCGTAGATGGGTGCGCCCACAGTCCAGGCTTGCGCGCTGGTCTTGGCCAGATCGAAGACGCCGGTTGTCTTCAGCTCTACTTCTTCGCCAATGGCGGCGTCAGTAGCCGCCACGCCAAGAATGCTGCCAGAGCGGACCAGATCGCCGGACGCGACGGCCGCTGTTGCGATAACGGTGATCATGTCACCGGGCTGTACATAGTTTTTCATGTGTCACCTCGAGAATTGGAAAGCAGTCAGGGCGCCCGCAGGCACCCATTCAGGTTGATGGATTAAGCGCCGGGGTTCTTGTAGCCGCCGCGGAAGTCGATCCAGGCGGCGCCGAATACCAGGCGGGCCTTGATTTCCATGCCATCCACCTCGAAGCCCTCGCGGGTTTCGGTGAACACGCCCTGCTCGCCTTCCAGATAGGCATACTCGAAGGTGTCAACGGCACCAGGGGCGGCGTACAAGTACCACTGGTTGCCGGTGATGCGGGCATCGACGATGACAGTCAACGAGGCGTTGCGCATATCGTTGATGTCGGCGTTCTTGGCGGGCACGTAGTTGGAGCTGGTGAACTGGTAAGCTTCCAGCTCTTTGTCCGGGCCAACCACCAGATACTCTGGCGCCAGGTTCAGGAAGTTGCCGCCGATAGACTTCTGCTTGCGCATTGCAGCGCGTGCAGCGGCCAGGGTGGTGGTGTTGATTGCGCCACCGGAGGCAGCCAAGTTGCCGTGATCCGCGTGGAACACAGCAGTGCCGTCGGTGAAGTTCGGGTTACCCAGCAGCAGATCCCAAACAATGTTGGACTCAGTCTGCGCAGCAGCAGCACCCAACGCCTGCGGGATGCGGGTCATCGCGCCCAGGTCATCATTAACAATCGATTCCCAGGTGATTGCGATGATCTTGCCGAACTTGCCCACTTTCAGCGGGGCACCTTCTTCGCCCAGCTCGCCGTACTTGTATTCGCCGTGCTCATTCACTTTCTCAAGCGCGGCGATATCACCCAGCGCAGCACGGGTTACAGCGCGGAAGTCCGGCACACTGGTTTCACGGCCCAGCGGGCGCCAGGTCTGCGGGGCCAGGTCGTATGCCGCGCGCAGGGTGCGGTTCACGGTAGAGCCCAGCAGGATGGGGAAGTCGCTGGTGCTGTGCATGCCAGCGGCGCGCATGGCGCTGCGGTCACAGCCAAGAGCGGCGCGGGCGATTTCCTGCGGAGTCATGCCCCGCGTGCTGCCACCGGCCAGCTCGACAAAGTCGCGCGCCATATCAATCAGGCGTGAGCCGCGGAACTCGCGGGCCGCATCTTCCAGCTTGATTTTGGGATCGCAGCGGTTCATCAATGCGTTCTGCATGGCGTTGCGCTTGGCCAGTACCACGCTCTGGTCAACCGAACTGGTAACCGTCGGCTGGCTGTTGCGGGTTTCGGGCTGGTCGGCATTCTGGCGCTCGGCCAGCTTGTCGATCATCTGTGCGCTGGCATCAGCCACAGTTACGCCGCGGGCGACAAAGTCGTCTGCAACGTCATCGCCAAGGCCTACTTTCTTGGCCATGCTGCGAATGGTGGTAGAGCGGGTGCGCTCTTCTTCAGCCGCTTGCTTGCGGATTTGGGCCTGAGCTTGCTCGTCGGCCGCGCGTTCTTCGTCGGTCATGGGTGCTTCCTCTTTAGTGGTGGCCGCGACGGCCTGGTCAACGACAGGCTCGGCCTGACGAATTTCAAAAACGGTGGGGTATTTGGTGCCCTGGTACTCTTCGGCGGTTTTGGCAGCACGTACCTTGCCGCCATCATCAAAGCCGATGGGCACAAGTGAGAGCTCCATCGGCTCCCAATCTACGGCGCGATAAGTGGGAATCTTGTCGTCGGCTTCTTCGATGATGTCGTAGCGGTGAACCACATAGCCCACGCTTATATTGCGCAGAATGCCGTCCTTGACGTCCTTGAAAATGTCATCAACTTCATCGCGCTGGCTGAAGCGAATGCGCGCCCGACCCTCGCCGCCTTCGATCCACGCCTTCTCAACTACGCCGATCACGTCGCGCAGCTCCCACTTGGCATGGGCATTCAGGAAGGGTGCGCCATTATTCAAGCGATCAAGGCGCACAGCGGTGTCGCTTACATCCAGCTCTTCGTTGTAAGTACCTACATCCCAGGCAAACCGCCGGCCTTTGGCGCCGGTGGTCCAGGTAATCTCTACAGTGCGGTCATCGATATTCAGCGATTCAGGACGCACCGCGGCGCGAATACTGAGCATCGGCGTTTCCAGCGTCTTATTGGTCGCTGTCATCGGTTGATACCTCTTTGGGGTCAGTGGGTTCTGCCTGGACCTGCCCGGCGCCGGACAGGTGGCGCGGGTCGCAATCAAGCACGATGGCCAATGCATCAAGCATCTTGTTGGATTCGGATATCTCTTTGGCGTGAGCAGCGGGGTCGGTAATACCAAGCTCTCGCAGTGCGTCTGGCCAGGTGATCAGGCCGTTGCGCAGCTTCTCTTTTACGGTGGCAATCTCGCTCTTTGGGTCTACCATTTCACGGCGTGGCGGTACCCATTCGGCGCGCGAGTCAACAATGCGACCATCAGGGCGCAGCGCCTGGGCATCGGAAAACCAGCGCCATACGGTTTCGCACATCTGCGGAATCATCATGCGCCACTGCCATACGTCCACCCGGCGAGCGAAGTGCAGCCAACCCATGCGGCCCGAAGAGAAGTTCACGCCCTTTAGGTCGCCGGTCATCAACTCGTAAGGAATACCCAGACCAACAGCGATGGCGTGCAGCGCCTGCCAAGCGTAGGGCTCATAGCCGTTGAAGGTGGGCGGCGCTGCAAAGGTGACGTCTTCGCCAACGCCCAGCTCCTGCAACAAGCCAGGCTCCACACGATCCACCAGCGGCGGGGTCTTGCTGCTCGCCGTGGTGTCGTCCTTGGTGATGAAAGCGGCGAAGCAGGCGGCAATCTTGGCCTGCTCCATTACGGCGTCTTCCATTTCGTCGAAGTTGCGCAGGCGCTGCATAACTGGCGCAAGCCAGGTGTAGCCGCGCGACTGGCCAGCGCGTTTGGGTAGAAATACGTGGATCACGTCTTCAGCAGGTATCCGCCGAGAACTGATCGAGCGCATCACCACGTTAGCGCCGGGGTGCTCGTCGAACAACCAATAGGCAACGCGCTTGCCGATAGGACTGAACTCGATTCCTTGGATAATGAGATTGGCGCCGTTATTGCCACTCTTGCTCTCATCCAGAAAGTCAGCCTCAAGCAACTGCAACTGAAGCGGGACCGCCAGACCGTCAGAAGCTTTGCGGCGACGGCGTCTAATCAGGCACTCCCCGCTTTCGGCAACGGCCTCAATCACCTTGTGCTGCAGGCCGTAGAAGTTTTCCATGCCATCCGCATCGCACTGGGCGGTTTCAGCCCAGGCGGCCCAGCTCGAGGCCAGTCGCTTGATGTCAGCCTTGTTGGCCGCGATGGGGCGCGGCACTATGCCGGCTCCAACCACGTTGTCAGCAATACCGCTGATGGCTCGCTCGGCGTAAGGGTTGTTGCGGCGCAGGTCTCTGGCGCGGGCGCGAAGCATTGCCAAGGCCGGACCGTTCTCTGCGTTCGCATCTGTGCCGGCAGCGCGCCAACCTGCGTTTCTCCGACCGCCGGCGGCGCCCTCGAAGCGGCGCGATAGCGAGTTCATGGCCACGTCACTGCGCATTTTCTTGAGGCGGCTTTCGGCGCGCTTTGCAGCCCAACCGGGGAACAGGTCGCTAATCATCGCCATATCAGTAACCCTTCGAGAACGAGGCGAGCCGACGCCCAGCGCCGCAACCAGTGCCAGGCGCATTGCCGACACCGAGATCTGTTGCCATCGCACGCAGGATGCGCTGCATCTCGTCGAGGGAGCGGTAAGTAATGGTTCTGTCGGCATGGCGTACTGTGAGCGCGCCTTCGGCAATCGCCGCCTGCAACTCGTCGTACTGTTTCTGTGTGTACGCCATTAAGGTCTGCTCCAATATTTTGACCGAGCGCGCGGGCGCTCTTCTTCCTCGCCCTGCTGTTGGGCGGGTTCGATAACGTGTGAATCCAGATCAAGGCCAAAGCGCTGCTGGCTGATCCGCAGCGCGGCCATGGCGTACACCAGGCAGTCCAGTGCTTCGTTGCGCCGGCCTTTGGCGTCCCACCGATAAACCCGCCGGCCGCTTGCGATCTTCAGCACTTTTACTTCGGCGGTGAGCTGCTTCAGCTCCGACTCGTCGCAGATGTCGTCATTTGCGGGCAGGTGAATGCAGCCCGGCACATTGGCACCCGGCTGCGGTTGAATCTTGAAGCGGTTGTAGATCAGCTCTTTGGCGTTGTCGGTCCCCACTTCGGTGAGGTAGACCTTCGCTTTGCTGCGCGTCCTGGGGAAGCTCGCAATCGGCTTGCCGTAGGTGCTCGCCCCTTTGATTGGGATCACCCAGGTAACACCGTGCTTGCGGCTTTCCTGATAAACCTCATCGGTGTAGTGGCCGCCGGAGTCCCAGCACCAGCGCTCTACCTTCATCGGCACGCCATCGGTGCGGTTGTAGAGCTTGTGCAGCTGCAGGCCTACCTTGCGGCGTAGCTCTTCGCTGGCTGGGTCACCATGCAATATCCAGCGATCCACCAGCCACAGCTCTTCACCAGGCCCAACGGCCCACACGCGACCCTCGTACCGGTCGTCTTGGGTGTCGATACCACCAAACAGCGCACAGGCCGCCTGTGGCACCACCCCTTGCCATATCTCTCTGCGAGCGTGCAGCTGCTCCCAGTCAACCTTTTCGCCTTGGTCATCTTCCCAGGTCTCGCCCAGCGTGGTGTTCACGAAGGTCTTGAGCTTATTGGGGTCTGACTTGGCCTTGAGAAAGTCGAGAACAATCCGCCCCCAGGTGGTGAACGGGCTGTAAGCGGTCCAGATGTGCCAGGTCACTGATTCCGGTGTCGGGATCAGCTCTTCACCATCGAAGAAGTCGTAGCCATCGCGGGTCCAGATGCCGGTCTTCTCGCAAATCCATCGGGCCTGATCCCGGGTGCTCTGCAGCTCAAACTGGCGAATGACACAGCCGGTGTGCTCGCACACATACCAGGCGTCCAGCGGGGCGTCAGGGCCCCACTTGATGCCAAACTTTGTATCTTTGCCACCCCACTTCAGCGCCTGTTCCTGCTGGCAGTGCGGGCAAGGAATGTGGAGCTGAAACAAATGCGGCGACTCATCGGCCGCCGCTTCAATCTGACACTCACCCTTGGTCTTGGGCGTTGATCCTCGGATCGACTTCGGGAAGGTTGAGCCTTCCGTGCGCTTGTCGCCCAGAAATGTGGGGCTGCCTTCCTTCTCTACATCCGGCGCAAAGGCGGCCAACTCGTCATAGATGACCGTGTCGGCCGATAACTCGCGGTAGTTCTTTGCAGCAGCACCACCACGGCACCAGAGCTGCTTGCCATGCGTGAAACGCTTGGTATCCAGTGTGTTATCGCGGTGCTTTGATCCGTACCACGGCGCCAGATCAAGCACTGGCGGCACATCGCGCACCATCGTTTCGATCTGCGACTTCATGAAACCTTGCGCGGCGCCATCGGTGGGCAGCAGCACCAGAATATTCCGGCGCTTGTGCTCGACTTGGTAACCAGTGGCCGCAATCAGCATCTTCGAGTAGCCAACACGGGCAGACTTAATCACGTTAACCGTGCGGATCTCGTCATTGCCCATACTGTTCAGAATGGCAATCTGGTAATACAGCGTCTCCCACTTGCCTTCCTGATAGCTCGACTCGCTAGACAGGTAGAAATGCTGGTTCGCCCACTCCACCGCGGTTACTGGTACAGGCTTGGATAGCGCAGCCAGCCCACGACGAACCGCCCGCTTCAGCTCATAGGTCTGCGGAAGCGAGATAGTCATCCAGTAGTGTGTCCAATCGTTCGTCCAGCGAGGCGGCCAGATTGCGAGCCTTGGCTAGCTCTCGCTGCAAGGTATCCATGTGGCGCGTCTCGAAGTCCGGGTGTTTGCGCTTTAGTGTCAGAGGAAGCGTATCGAGTATCGAAGCCACCTCAGCAGCAAGCCGAGTCAATGAGAAGGTCGCAAACTCAACCGGCACCAGGTTGCGCTTGGTCACCTCGTTCTTGAGCTCCTGCCCTTCAGCCTGGGCCGCAGTTAACCGCAACCGCTCCTGCTGCAGCCTTGCATCCGTTCCGCCGTCTTCCTCGTCTTCAGGTTGTTGTGACCGCTCCGCGTGAGCCAGGCGGTTTTCGATCACGGACCGGGCCGTGTAGAACGCTTCCCGCCCAATCCTCTCGACCGGCTCGACCCGCCATTTGTCAAAGGCCTGCACCGATATTCCAAGACTCGCGGCCATCTCTGACTTGTTCAGCCAGCCGCGCTGTTTCTTGGGTTCGGATTTAGCCATGGGGAAACAACAACCTGCCTCTGGAAAACGCTCATAAGTAGCGAACGATCGGGGTTCGAATTACCCTCAAGGGGCCGCCCCCTCAGGAGGACCCATTGCCCCCCCCCATGGTGGTTGGTCATGCTGCTGCCCTACCGCCTGCGCCGAGCCTGCGAGCCAATGCCCTGTCAAAGTTGATAGGCAAGTGTTCATCAATGTATTGATCAGCAATGCCGTAGAAGTCGAAGCGCTGTGAGTAGGAAGGCTTGCGAATAAACGCCAGCACCATACGAACCTGCTCTCTCTGCTTTCCAAAGCGCTCAGCGATTCCAAGCGGCGTCTTCCCCTTGGTCATAACAAAGAAGCGCCGGCGGTTACCGATGCTGCGCTTGCTGTTCGTGCTTCGTTGGTACACATCTGACTGAGCACCAAGACCAGATAGAATCTTCTGCATCTGACCGCGGCCTACATTGCCCATTGAATCGAGTTTCATTCCGGAGCCAGGCGCAACGTACATACCAGCGGGGAGAATGCCGCGATCTCGTAGCAGCTTCTCGCTGCGCTTCTCTCGACGATCTCCGCCATACACTTGGGGAGCCAACCAAACAGCAGCTGGGGCAGCCTTCGATGAGTAATCCTTGAGCCGGACGGTTGCTGCTGGTCGGTTAAGCGTGGCTTTAAGCACTTCAACGCTGTTGGTGGTGAAACGTGTAGGCCTGTCGAATACCTTTTCGATCTCTTCCTTTAACTGGTCGCGCAGGTCGTATGCAGTCCAGTTAAGTGAATCGATCGTGGCAGCAGGTATGATCTTCTGGTGTAAGCGCTCGTATCGTTTGGCCTGTAGCTCAAGGCCTTTTGCTGAGACCTTGATAACGCCCGCCATTACTTACCCAACGCCTCACGTATCTCTTTGATCATGTCGATCAGGGTCATGGTCTGACGCTTATCCGCATATGCGAACCATGCGCGCACGAATACCCAGGCGGGAAGGCCGCAGACGAAGTGCAGGCCAGCCAGCGCGACAGAGCCATGCCACACCTCTGCCCATGCGTGCAGGTCGAGCCACTGCACAACGAAGGCGCCACCGCATACCGAAGCGATTACAGTACAGATCAGGGCGACCACCCACTCACGCGTGCTCTTGGGCTGGGTCATGGCCATTACGACAATGGCCGCGAAGGTAGCGCCGAAGAAGAAGCCGGCGATCTTGGTTAGACCAAAGCCAGCCAGCGCTGTTGATGCCGGCTCGCTCATAGATTGATTCCTCATAGTGGTAGATTCCGGGGCTTGGCCCATTAGTGAGCCGTCCTTGGACTTGGCAGTGCAGTTGTCGAATCCCCAGTCACGGCCACGAGCTAACCCGCCTGGAAGCAAAGGCGCCGTGGCATGACTGGAAAACTTGAATAAAAAGGCCTGATGGGGTCAGGCAAGGAGCGATGGGGTCGCTTTGGATCTGGCATAAAAAAACCCGCCTCAGTGGACGGGTTCTTCAGAGCGGCAAAACCGCAGATTGGTAAATCTTGCGGCAAGACGGCAAAGCTGTCAAGCAGCCTTGTCAGTTAATAGGCCATAGTTACTCAGAACCGCCTCAGTCCTGACAAACGCACCTTCCACCTCCCTTCCAAGCGTGCGGTTTATCTGCTGCCGCCAGTGCCGCAGCGTTCTCTCTGGCGTGCCTTCAGCGTCCCAATTGTGCAGCACGTAGAATGCATCCGGCAGCACCATGCGAGACGCGGAAAGCTGCTGCTCCGCCTTGATGCTTCTCAGCACGCGCTCTCTGTTGACTCTTTCTGCCTGCTTTCGCCATTCAGGCTCGCTCTCATCAATATCAGTAAACTTGACCTGCTTGCCAGGCCCTGCAGCCTTCGCCCTTTGTGGTACCGCCCACGCTGTCACCGCCTTGGTCACGAACAGCCGGTGCGCCTTGGTCTCCACGCGGGGTATCAGCCAGCGCACCGCCTCAGCCACCTCAAGGTCATTGATGCTGTACTTGGCCACCAGCACGTTCCATTGCAGCGCTGTCAGCTCCCTGTGCAGCATCCCCCGCGTCATGGCGTCCTGGGTAAGCCGTTCCTCTGCACTCAGGCCAGAGCCTTCGCCGCGCGTTTCAGGGAATCCAGCCTGGTAGCGCATCTGCCAGCCTGACTTCGCGGTGCCATCGTTGGTCTCGATCGACATTACCCGTGCGATGCAATGGCCTGCGTCTCTGTAGATCAT